GTGATTTTTAGTGGTTAGACCACTCCACGATTTAGCATCTGTCATTTGAAATTGCGACAATTTAGCCATTATAATTTAAGTTTGCAATCGGGTTTATAATTAAAATTTAAGTTTTACATCGGGTATGTCATCAAAATCAAACAGTTCCGAATCCGATGTATTTCTCGAACCTGATAAACGACTAGATGAATTTCCTTTATTTAACTTCTCTTCAAGTTTTGATAGAGCTTTTGTCCTAGCTTTAGTTTGTAAAAACTCAGTGTTAGGTTCTTTATCAAACAGTCCAAGTTTAGTGTAGTAATGAAGCTTGACCATAAAGCTGATAGGATCTTCCTGTCGTTTTACCATTACTGCATCTAGTTGTGTTCCGTCTTTTAAAACTTTAGCAGGACGAGTCATTTGATCAAATAGATCAGTCCTATCCTTTTCAGTTAAATTTATTCCTTTAAAAACTTCTTTAGTTGAATCGATACCATTTTTGATTTCTTTGATATCATTATCTCTTTTTACCTCTCGTGCTTGCATAGATTCCTTATTACGGTTTTCTAATACTTGTTTGATTTTAGGTAAATAAGTCTTAGCTTTTTCAGCCAGCTTCTCATCAACTTTATAAGATTCCAGTAAATCTTCAATAACTGAAGGGTCAGTGTTATTAAGTTTTAAATAATCAGAGACAATTTTACTTGCCACTTCTTCTTCATTTAATTGATCATCCGTAATAGAATCATATTGAAGCTCATTACTTTTCATTTGTTTGAACTCATCAATAGAAATACCATTTCTAAAAGCTTTAAGAGCTTCCTTTTGATCTGGTGTTAAATCTCTAAGTTCATTAGCTTGAATTTGTTTTCTATTCAAATCAATTAAATCCTCTACATTTTTGACATTTTCTATCTCTGATTTTTCAATGTCAGGGAAGGCACCTTCGTCATAAAGGGCAGAGGCATAATCAGCAATTGAATCGGAAGAAGAAGAACCCTCAGTTCCGGCGCCTCCCACATTATCTTCTACAGGATCTTCTACTAGATCATCATCATCTGAAGTTTCTGCAATAATTTCATTTCCGTCAACATCGATATTTAAACTGTCATCATCTTCCGGGGGTGTGACATTTTTATCTTTATCAACAATTGGTTTTTCTTCTGGTTTTGGATCTTCAATTGGAGTTTCCGTTTCTACTGGATCTAGAATATCATCCAATTCAAAGTCAAAATCCGCCCCTAAAAATTCACTCATATATTATATTTTTATGTAAATTAATAAATTATTTTTATATTATCCAAATAAATAACAAAACTTATTACAGTTATTTGAAAAAGTTTATAGCCTATTTCGACTTTGTTGCGGCAGGCTTAGCTCCCATTTTTTTGATTTTTTTGTCTTCTCGGATCATTTTGTCCTTATGCATCTTCATTGCGTCTGTTTGTTTATTGATATCTAATTGTAGTTTCATGTTAGTTTCTCGTTGATCTTCTTTTAATTCTTTTTCTTTAACTGCCATTGAATCCAAATGCTTTCTAAGATCGAGAGAAAGTTGACCATCATCATAATCTCCAGACTCAGCCATTGCATCGGCTCTTAATTTCATTTCTTCAATTAACAGTTTAGTTTGATTATCTCTAACATTGTTTCTTTCTTCAAGTGCTTGTTTAGCTTGTTCGTTTGCCATTTGTGCTTGTACAGCTTCTTGTTGTTGTTTAATTTGTGCTTCAAATTGTCTTTGTTCTCCCTCTGCTTTTTCTTCTTCTGCAAATTCAATTTTACGTTTAATAGACGCAATAGAATCTGAAGTATAAATATCAATAACATTAGCAAATGTCATTTTATCATTTTGAATAGCAGCTTGTGTAAGTGCTTTAAGACTTTCATATAATTCACTATCTGCAGAACTATTAGATAAAAATAAACCATAATCAGCTTCCATAAGCTCATCTCCTGGAATATCAAATAACACATTAGTCATATCATCCATAAGCATTTGACGCTTATGTGTATTACCTTTGTATGCGTACTTAGCTGTTTCTAATAGTAAAGTTAATACTCTACTTTTAAAATTTTCATGAACCTTAAACCACTTTTCAGTAATGTGGGCGGATTGTGTTACTGCTCTTTGAACATTTCCTACAAGCTCTCTTTGTTCTATTTGTCCTTGTCTTTGTTCTGAGACTCCAGCAATCTCACCCATTTCTTCTTTAATATACTGCAACATCATAAGGTGTTGTTGTATATAATTACCCATCTCAAGATCTGCAACCATGTTATCATTACCACCTAACGATCCTGCAAGTTTACCTTGTGATGCTCCTTTATCACCTTCCTTGAAACCATCGGTAACCATCACATTCATTTGAAATAGATAGTTTAACCATTGATCAAGATCCCAATCATCAGGGACTAAGTGTAATGGAAGTTTTAATATTTTTCCATATGATTTAGCAAACGCTTGTTCGGTACGATACATGTACACGTTATAAAGATATTGATAGGGTTTCATTCTATCAAGCAATGAGTAAGCACGGCTATCATTAATATTCATGTAAGTACCAACGTATCCAGAATGACAAATAGATGGGTTATCCATTGATCTAAACTGTATTGGTCTTGCTCCATATTTAACTTTAATGGAATCTTTTCCTGATCCTATAAGAGTACCTTCATACCATTCGTTAATCCAAATCCATTTAACTTTTTCTCCTTCTCTAGCTTTATAGCCTTCAGGAACCATATCTTCTTCTATAGATTCTGTTTTTTTATCAAAATATTTAATCTTACCAATTTTTTTAACACCTCTCCATACAGTACGCATAATACGTACATTTCCATCTAAATCAAATGCTCCTCTATATCCTCTAGACCCACTTCCATCAGAAGACTCTTCTAAAATTCCAGTTTCAGGATCTACAATAATTTCAAATTCTCCAGTAGGTATAATACTTCTTTCTTTTTCTCCAAGTGAGAAACGACTTTCACCCGAATCAGTAAGATCTCCATCAAGAATACGTTTAACTTCTTTATCAGTAAGCTCATCATGAAACATGTCTATTACTTTTCCAGGCGGGTAATATCCGTCTTCTATAATAATATCAGCGTCTTCTACATAAGGCGAATCTCCATTTGATACAACATGAAGTTCTAACGGATTAATTTTCCTAACTATAGGTTCTCCAGCAACAATATCTACAACTGCTAATTCTTCAGAAGAAATTAATAAATCCATAAATGCTCTAGAAAACTTATCTTCTAAACCTTCTTTTTTCCATAAGTACTTGAGAAGCTGAGTAGCTCTCCGTTCTCTTACATCTTGGTAATCAAAGTTTTTAAAACGATTGAGTTTTTTCATTCTTTTCTCAAATTCCGCTTTATCTTTAACCCCAGCTTGCAACGTATTGATAAGTGTTTCATCAATTAATTTTTTAAGATCTTGTTCTTTAGATGTTACAGCATCTTCATTAACAACTCTAACTCTATAATCAAATCTACGTTTCATTTCTTCACCTACAAGTAAATCTATTTTAGGTAAAGCAATTGGGTAATTTTGCATTTTAGCAGGCATCGTTAACCCATCAATGTTGTAAGGATTAGTAACCCTTTTAACATCATTAATATCTAATTTATCATTAGCTAAATCGTAATTAGCCTTTTTGTTTTGCCAAGAGGCTCTGATTCTTGCATCAGATATATAAGACAACTGTTCCCCAGCTTCTATGCAATCACAATACCATTTCTTTGTTTTTTTCGAAAGGGGTAATTTTTGAGGAGGAAAGTGTCCTTTTCTATAAGATGTATTATCCATAATAACAATTTGTTTACAAATTTACAATAATTTTTTGATTTACAAAAGCTTTAAAATATCTTTTTATATCTGGCCATAGCGTTTTGTCCATATATATTATCTTTTGTCTGATGGTTTCTTGTCCAGAACGAATGTTGAAAAATAGTTTCAGCATGTTCTACACCTTTTCTTTTATTTTCTATAACTTTTAATCTATCAGCTCTAATGATTAATAACATACCTAACGAGGATACTCTATCATAGTTCCCATCAGGTAACCAATAAATAAGTTCTCTAAGTAATCCTTCTCCCCAAATATTATGTAAATTCATTAATACTTGTTCTGGATTTTCATCATCATCATTTGGAGCAGGCTCTATCAGCCAATTGGCTATTAAATCTCGCGCGTATGCGTTTACTGCTTTACTGGCGTTAACTCCTTTGGCTTTATTCCCTGTTGTAGAAAACGTAACATTTTCAACATCCTTTAATGATTCTGGAGTATCAACAAGTAAATTTACAGAATTCTTATATCTATAATAAGTAAATAATCCTTTTTTATTATTTTCATAATTATGTATTGAATTATAATACATATTCATACGTCTTGTAATTTCATAAAATTCATTACTAGATGGACGACCAAAAAATTCACAAACTATCCTATCAGTAAAAGTATCTAAAACCCAACTAGATCCGAATGAATTAGTTTCACTTTCGTCATCATCGTATGTATCAGTACCTTGTATATATCTACCAAATATAATTTTACCACTTTCTGTCATTTTAGGATGTTCTCTAATTTCAACAGCTCCTGGCATTCCTTTATTATCTTTTAACGGAAACCTACTAATAACTTCTAAAGAGTTGTCTTCTTTAAATTCTACTTTCTTAGTAGTAGGATTAATAAGAAGTTTACCAGTTTGATTTAAGTATTTATATTTACTAGGGTTATTAACTACATAAGCCAATTGAGCTTTGAGATCAGCAACTGGGAACATATTTAACCCTGTGTTAAGGAACATCTCACTCGGCACTAATGGAAAGTTCATCATCTCTAAGGCGAGCGCTGACTTATCCCTTGCGTTCCTCGCTTTCTCTCTCCGTCTATTGTAATGTTCGATAGCTTTTACAATATCAGTATTTCCGTTTTCATCTTTGTACTGATTGATGTTATATATTGCTGGTACAAACCAACCAATTTTTCCACCATCATTAGGTTCGTAAGTGTTATCAAATGGTAAAAATCTAAAACCTTCTGGATCTCTAAATATAATTTCAGATTCCACAATCTTTTCCATGTTACCACCCGTACCAATATAAATACTAGAACCTATGACATTACCCCCAATAATCTGTGTAGCTTCATTTGAGCCATGAACTGTCAATACATTAGGTAATAGTCCCACTTCCTCAATTGCTGCCACTGTATAACGTCCCCCTGCAGCTGCTTCGGGATTCTCAGTAGTATATATACCATGTTTAATAGAAGAACCTGATCCATCTACAATTGTAGACAATCCTTTCTTCTTATGATATTCATGACGAAATGGAGACTGACCATTGTTAGCTTTTAAAGTTCCTAAATAATTCTTCTTAAATGGCGCAGGAACGAAGCTATCTCCTTCACCCCATGAACCTGGCATATTATTAAAAGCAGACCATGTTTTAGATAATAAATCGGAAGACTTAGCAGCTATCGCTGCACCAACAAATATATCAACTTTACCAGCCCATCTAACATCGGGATCGTATTTATACTCTTTTGCACCATCAAATAACCATTCATGAAGGATTACTCCAACTCCTACCATATAAGATTTACCAAAACCCCTGGAACCAAGTAAGAACATATTTAATGCTTGGTTACTGTACATTCCTCTCCCTAAAGGTTTATTATGTAACATTCTAAGATAATCTCTTACAGGAATGTATTTTTTAGGACGACCCGTTTTCTTAGAGTAATAATTATGATACATCTCATCATCTACAACACCGTGCTGATCTTTACAAATCATTTCCCAATGCTCTTCCCAATCAGATTCTTCTTTATACAATGGTGTAGTTTTACCATTTATTTTCTCTGTTGCATATCTATCACGTATACAATGATTCTCATCGTCATCTACAAAGCCTGAGAAGCCCCTACACTCAGTCCAATTATAAAAAAACTCCCATTCTACATCTCGTAGAAAAGGACGGATTATTTCAAACGGTTGACCTTTCTTTCTAACGTGTGCAATGCTACCATGATTAACATAAAAATAAAGATTAGGAGGCATATACCTATACATCTTCTTTTCTTTAGTATCTTTAGTATCTTGCGCCCAAAAACCTTCTATACATCTTTTCTTTTCTTCTCTCCAAAACCTAATGTATTTCATACTACCAGGGTGGTGATCAGGAAACTTTTCTATAAGAAACGCTTTCTTATTGTTTATCCTAAGAAATTGAGGATAATCATTAACCGTTAAAGGGGCATCATTTTTCATAATATCACACTTTTCTCTGTAATAATTTCCTGTTCATAATGAAGTGTTACATCAGGTCCTAATACTAACATGTATAACGTTCCATTAAAATTGAATCTAATTTCAGCAACCATTCTTTTAAATTGGTCAGGGTCTGTGTTAAGATATACTTCATCTCCAAGTTTATATTTAGTTCTCATATTTGTCCTTTTTCTGATGCACTCTCTGTTTTCTTACCAATGATTTGAGATCCAGATGCTTCTTTAGTCATCATCTCTTGTATCTGCTCGTATACTTTAAATATAACTATACTATCTTTTTGGGCAGTGTCTATAGTTTTGACAGTTTCAAGAGTGTACTGAGCATCCTTAAGAAATAAATCTCTTTCTTCAAGTTTGGTTTTCCAATTCATCAAAGATCTTTCACCATGTGTTAATAAATGTCTTTTATAAGCTTCTACTTGTGGCTCATATTTATCAAAGTTAAATTTAGCATCATCTAGGTAATCAGAAGTTATAAGACCAACCGCTTCTACATAAGGTAAGTTTCTCCAAGGGTTACCTTCGTTCTGATCATAAAGGAATGAAATCGCCCACATGATTGTGGACGACTTCGTATTCCCCATATCTTTCTTTATAGTTGCAAATTCAGGTATCGTAGTGACAGCTGGATTAGCTTCCCAAAAAGATATATCGGGTGTAAAATTTTTAACAATTGATGACATTAAAATCTATTTTTACCATGTTCTATTCCATCCAACACTGTGGCTTCATAATCCGCTTCTTCCGCATACACTAAAGCTTCTGTGGATAAAACCAACGTTGCTATACTGTAAGCATTAATTACTGATTCTTTAACAACAGATACGGGATCTATAATACCAAGCTCTATAAAGTTACCTTGAATTCCTTTAGCATAATCATAAACATCATATTTATCACAAGCTATAGGAGACACATTACAATTCTCAGCAATTACATCTACAGCAGATTCGAGTTCAGCATACATTCCTAAATTCAAATGATTTATATAACTAAGAGTATAACCCCCGCCAGGAACTATTCCTTCTTTAAATGCTTCTTTCGTTGCTCTGACCGCATCATCGATTCTAGCTTTCTTTTCTTTAAGCTCGATCTCAGAGTGACTACCAACGTATAAAACAGATACACCGCCAATAAACTTAGCATAACGTTCTTTTTGTAATATGATTTCTAATTTATCTGCCTTTTTGATATCGTTCTCAATTTGAACTCGTCTTATTTCAACAGCTTCGGGTTTTCCTTTTTCTCCAACCATGACAGTTTTCTGCTTATCAATAGTAACAGACTCACATCTTCCCAAGTGTGATAGCTGTACATTCTTAAATGTATGCCCTTTCTTCTTAGGTGAGATAACTGTACCTCCAGTTTTAACTGCTAAATCTTCAAGTAGAATTTCACCCCTATTATTTAAAGCTGGTAATTTAACAACACAAGACCTAAGTCTACCTTGTTGAATATTAACAACTAAATTTCTAAGAGCAGGTTCTGCAATATCTTTACAGATAATTAACAGTTCTCTACGTTGAGCCATGACCGCTTCTGCAATATGCCTAATCTCTTCCCATTCCTTAATATGGTCATCACATAGAAGTACGTATACATCATCTAACTTACATTCTGCGCTAGTGCCAGCAAAGTGATGAGAAACGAATCCGCGTTCAAACATATAACCTGGATATGATATAACTTTAGTTTCAGAGTTACGAGAAGTTTCAACAATAACTTCCCCGTCTTTACCACAAGATTTGACAGCGTCAAACACGTGCTTTCCAAGCTCTTCATCTCCGTTAGTTGCAATAACCGCAACAGCCATAAGTTCTTCATCAGTTTCTAAAGGTTTTTTAAGTGCGTCAATATCTTTTATTATTTCTTTTACATGACTCTTAAAATTATCCCTAATATCTCTAGGAGATCTTTCACTTCCTATAAAATTATGAATAAGAGCTTGTGCTAATACTGTAGCAGTAGTAGTTCCATCGCCAGCCGTTTCCAACTGTTGGGCTGCTA